CTTCTTTTATTAAATAAGGAAAGATATTTTCAGTGAACCATGTTGCCTTAGCCGAAGTACAACCTGATTGATATACCTTGGCGATATATTTGTGGCCATTAGGTGTTTCAGTTGGAAATTCCACATAAACTAGAGAAGTTTCAAATGTTTTGGAAAATAAATCTACCGGTTGTTTGTCCCTTAATTTTAAAGCAGATAATATCTGCCAACGTTTAGTGGTTTTATTATAGTGCTTTGAAAAACAACCATCTGTATCAAACCAACCGGCCCATTTGGCCCAATCTAAATTGGTAAGTTCCTGGTCCTTTCTGTTAAAAAATTCTTCGTTTCTTTTTTTCGATTGTCTTGGATATTTATTTATTATCATATTTTTCCTTTTTTTGTTTTAATTTATTTTTATTGTTTTATTTATTCTTAGTCAACTTATTAAAGTCCTTCAACTTACGTTATGCTTTCATCATTGTTTTTAGGTTATTATTTTCTTCTACTACTTTGTCATACTCTTTAGTTAATGCATCAAACTTAAGTTCTTGATTAAGTACTGCTTCACCTGCTCTACGACATTGTTTTTGCAAGTATTCTTTCTGTTTCTTTAACATATCAATTTGGAGTTCTAAATCGCTAGGACCCCTATCTTCTTTAATTTTTGTTAAGTCTTCTTTTTGTATCATGTTTTATTATTTCCTTTATTATTGTAGTATATGGATTAAATTCCATTTTACTGCAACCTGTGGATGCCATCAGAATCAATAATAATATCATCGACTTTATTAGCATCTATTTCTCCCTCACTATTACACACCGTACATTGTATAACCTCATGTTTTTTAGCAAGGTTGTAAGGTATGACTGTGTAGCCATTACCTTTACATGTAGGACAAATTGCTTTATTTTTTAAGTTTGCCATTAAGACTCTTCACTTTCTCATTCACTAGAATGCTTATAGTTTGTGATCTACTTAAAATTGTATTAGGTACGAGTACCTTCCTTATTTTATCTATCATATGATAGTCTGCATGTTTTAACGACACGTTCTTGTACTTAGTTATATCAGTCATTTTTTCCTTTATTAGTTATTATGAGTTATATCCCATATTTTATATTACTTGTCAACCACTATGTTCAGAATTCCATAATAATAATAGCGCAATTATCAGACTATAAATCAATAGAATACCTAAAATACTAAGAATTATTGTCAACAAATAAACCCTTGAATAGTTCCTCTACCATCATTTAAATAATAATGATTATTTTTAAAAGTAGCAACTGTTTCACGGTATTTATCTGCAAAGTCTAAACATTCGTAAGCTGTCATTGCTATAGGAAGTTCAAACTTTTCTTTTAATAACTCTCCGTTAAATAATAGTATTAATATTATTAATGTTTTAGTCACTTTTATCCCCTTCATGAGGGTCGTATTTTTTGGTCCCGAAGGCTAGTATTTTCTTGAGCCCTGTTCCCTGTATCTCTAAGTTAGCATAATTAGACCATTCTTTTTTTATCAGGTTTAATTCTAACATTAAATTGGTCCACTGCTTACTGCTTATATTTTTACTGCTTATTGTTACTTTCTTCATCTTTTTTTATCCTTTCTAAGAATTGTATTCTTCTCTCTATTATTGTTGCTTGATCTAAGTACGAGTTTACCATTTCAAAGTAAGGTACTAGAGTTGCGCCATTATCTGGTGTCTCTGCATTTAACATACCCGCCATTTTCTTATGTAGGCTATCTCTTAACGCAGTATTATATATTAGTAGTTTATTTATTTTCATAATTATCCTTTCATTATTAATATAGGATATTATGTGAGGATGTCAACCCTGCCCTTTATATTTATTTTGATTCTTTTGCCTTTTTTCTGCCTTATTCTGTGATTTCTTATGTATACCAGGCCTTTTTCGATGTTGATCACGAGGTGCGTACTCGCCGCCTTTAGCCTTTTTCATTTGTGTTTAGCACCTTTCATAATAGTACCATCAGGCATTTTATGAGTTTTCTTTTTAGAATCTTTTGCAAATTTTTTTGCTACTTTAGGTTTATTTTTAAATAAATATTTTCTTTGTTTGTCTGATTTAAAAGGCATTACTTCCAATCCTTAACGTAAGGTTTGCCGCCATCTGTTCTAGATTGCATGATAGGTAGATAACTTATTTTACCATTAACATGTTGTTCTAAATCTGCACCACACTCCATACATCTAAAAAACTGAGAACTAATTCCAACTAATGTTGTTAATTCTTTACAGGTAGGACATTCACCTCTAACCACTTCTGCTTCTATTTTAAATGTTTTTTTTTGAGGCATTACTGGCAAGATAAACACTCATCGCTATCTTTGTCAAGATCAGCAAGTGCTTCCTGTTTACATTCGTCCCCACAAAACAGATTGAACTCATCTGTAGTTTCAAATTCTTTCTTACATTGTTTACAATTTTTTTTCATCACTCAGATAGTATAAGCTTTTTTATAGATTTTTCACCTAAATAAATTTCTGTTTCTGCTTTAGATTTAATGCATTGATACTCTACATTTTTAGAATTATTAGAACGCATAGCAATTCTTTTACCTTTTAAACAGTCACTCATTGCAGGTTGTATTCTATGTTCTTTAATTTCCCCATTAACAATCATCAACAATGCGACAACTATCTCAATCATGACTACCATTACCGTTTTGTCTAACTTTATCTTTTAATTTTTCTACATCTATTAGTGCTTTATCTAATTGATCTCTTAAGAATTCTATGTTAACCTTGTTGGTCATATTTTGCTCTTGAGTTAGCTCTAATTTTTCTGTAACTTTATATAAATTTTCTATCAACATAAATTGTTCCTGGTCCACGGGCAACTGCTCGGATTTTTTTAATAGATCCGCTTGAAATAATTCTCTTGATGTCTCTAAGCTTGTTAGTCTAGCTGTTACCTCTGTGTATGCATATACACCAAAGGCCACGGCAGCCATAAGACCCAACATATTTTTGATAGGCATGCCTATATTCGTTTTATCTGATATTCTCATTTTCTCTTTTTCCTTGGTTTAGGCTCAAATAGTTTAGCTATCCGGTTCACTATATTATCTATGTTTCCGAAGAAGTTCAATAGAAACCTGTCTATCATTAAATAACCCCCGCTTCAGAACATGTAAATTTAGTGGCTAATTTATTATTATTAACATAAGGGTCCTGTTGTGCGATTATCATTGCTTTAGATATTTCATATGCGGCAACACTACATTCTTTCCAGGAGTTATAAGGTTTTACTACTTCTACTGGAGGTAAACATGTATTATTTATAAATGAACATAGACTTATAGCTAATATAAACTTCATGGCTTAGGTACCGGTAATATGATTTCTTCTGTTAAATACTTAGGTATTTTTAATTTCTTTTTATTTAGGAATTTATCACCCATTAATGTAATATCAGGATTCTCTTTTTTGTAGTCATCCTTTAGCTTATCCCATTCACTTCCTGAATCGGGTCTATTATCAATCTTTGTTGGAGTAACACCTCTACATTTTGATACTAATAAATTAAAATTTTCATTGTGTGCTAATGAAGGGTTATTATTAACTTTGCCACACATTTTCATTAATTCTAATTGTTGTTTAATTTTTACATTTTCTCTGCTAGTTTTACAATCTGTACCTAAATATTTTCTAAATGTCATACTATAATTAGATTGTTCATTAGTGCTGCTGGTACTATAATTATAATCTTGATCTCTTTGTTCTACTCTAAAATCTACAGAGCCACATTCTCTGCTGTTTTGTAGATATTCATTTTTAGAATGAGCTGGTCCACCAAACAAAGCTAGTAGTGTTATCATAAAAATTAATAATGCTGTAAATCTGTAATCCATGCGAATACCTTCCATATGTTTACCTACTTAAATCTTTTATATCATAGCTGTGTTCTCGTACTTGGTCGGCTAATGTTCGATACAAGTTCTCTGCCATCAACCATGTTGCTTCAGCAGAAGCAAGTCTTGTATTCATATCTGTAATTTTATCTTGAGCAACACCTAAATCTCTTTCAAGATTAACTATGTGTACTTCTGATTGGTTGATGGTGTCTGTAAGATTAACTATGTACTTAACGCCAGTGAATGTTCCAAAGAGAACGGACGCTATTACGGGTACTAATACAAAATTCTTTTTTAATAAATCTGCAATATTCATATGGCATTAGTCCTTCTTCTTCTTTTTATTTTGTCGTCTATTTTTTTTAAGAGATTTACTTATTACTTTTTCAACCTGCTCCATTTTAATTTTAATTTCTATCATCTCATTGGATTGTTTAAATGTTTGAGATAGATTCCATCCACCCAAGGCTAGAAGTATTGCAAGAAGTGCAGTTATTAATTTATCATTTATCATTGGCAGCTTAAGCACTCCTCACCTTCGTTTTTAGGGTCGTCGCACTTACATGTTTCGCAAGGACAAACTCCATACGGGTCCGTATGAAAGTCTTCTATACAATGACATTCATGACCACAGCTTTTGCATTCATTTTTATTCTTTTTTAATTCCATTAGGCATAAAGTCCTTTACTAAAAAAGTATTACACCAATTACAAAGCCAACTACACCACCGATGATGTATTCTCTATGTGTTAACCATATGTTATTAATCTTTTGTTTAATTTTTTCAACCATTGATATCTCCCCAGTTTTTACCAAACTCATAATCCACTTTATTTGGTACCTCTAGTTTAACAGCATTTTCCATAATCTCAATGATTTTCTTAGCTTGAGCTTCATTTTCTATAGATATGTCAAGTTCATCATGAATTTGAATATGGGGTATAATTCCTTCATTATAAAGGTCTAACATAGCCTTCTTAGTCATGTCGGCTGCACTACCTTGAATCAATTTATTTAAAGCTTTGTAGGTATAAGCTCTTTTAATCCCTGGTCCATGTTCCTGGAGTGCATCTTCATGTAACATTGCTTTATGCATACCGAAACTATTTGGTTCCCATAGATGAAATCTACATAGACGTCCAAGAAGAGTTCTTATTTGTCCTCTTTCTTGTGCCCGGTTAGAAGCCTTCTCCATCAACTGTTTAACGAATGGAACCTTACCATGATAAGTATTAAACAGTTCATTAGCCTTTTCTTTTGATACACCTAACTCCGCTTGCAGCTTGGCTTTTCCCATACCATAAAATAAACCTAAGTTAATTGTCTTAGCCTGGGTTCTCGGTATCTCGGCCATGTCTGCCACCGTCTGGTGAAAGTCTGAATTAGAATCATCGTTATAGGCGTCAACAACATCATACACTGAAGGTAGTTTATATAAAGCTGCGTAGTGAACAACCAATCTTGGTTCTTGTTGTGAGTAATCGAAACAACCCCATGTGTGATTTTCTTCTGGAAGAAATAATGATCTAATCTTTGGTCCAAGATCTTTATTCCTTGCTGGAATCTGTTGTAGGTTAGGATTCTGATAAGAGAATCTTCCGGTCACAGTTCCACCACCAGCATTTCTTAATTGATTAATTTCTGCATGAATTCTACCTTTATGTTCATATCTTAAAATAGAATCTATAAAAGTTGTGTGTGCTTTATTAACTTCTCTAGCTTTTGCAATTAAATTTACTACAGGGTGTTCATGTTCTTGTAAGAAGTTTTTAGTAAAACTAGGTGCATCTGTTTTTTCTGTACGCTCAAATGGTATCTTTAAGTTCTCAAAGACTTGTGCTATACTTCTTGCGGCCCAAATCTGTGGTCTAACATTTGTTTCCTTTTCTATCGCAGTTAGTATATCCTGTTCCTCTTTTATTAGAGTCTTCTTAAGTTTTTGTGCACCTTCAACATCAACTCTTACACCTTTAAATCTCATGTCAACTAGACATGGAAATAAATCTGTCTCTAAATCAAATACAGACTGTGTATCTTGTGAGGTAATTTCTTTTTTCATCTCTTGCCATAAGCCAAACGTAGCTTCCGCATCACGTTCAGCATAAGCACCCACATTAAGTGAGGGTAGTTTATACATTTCAGATTTTGGGTCTATTCCCCATTGTGCTGCTGCTTCACTTAGGCCGGCTTCACTTTTACCATAACCGTTATACTTCCATGACAAACTGTTAAGATCATATCTAAATCTATTTTCATCAGTCACAGCTGCGGCTATCATTGTATCAACGATTCTACCTTGAATCTTTAGTCCCAGTGCCCTGATCCAACATACATCGTACATTGCATTATGAAATATTTTTGTAGAAGGTGAGTTTAAAAGATCTTGAAACCATTTTAAAACCATCTTTCTATCCATGTTACCACCACCATGATGGGCTATAGGAAAGTAACCTTTATAGTTTGAGGTAGCCACAGCGATCCCAATAACTTCTCCATTACCAATGATTGCACCCGAGCCTTTTTTAATTAAATCTGGATCTCTTGTCTCTAAGTCAATTGCAATTTCATCAACCTTAGTTAAGTCTGGTAGTTCTGTAGGTATTACCCATTCTGTCTGGGCGCTAAATGTAGGTATTTTCATAATGTTAAATAACAAAGAATTAATAATATTGTAAACAGACCCATGTAGGCCGGTATATGATTATTTGGTTCCATAGTCCCTTTCAATTATCATTTCTATAAAGTGTACTGCTTTCTCTAAGTCCTGTTTCTTTCCTTTATCTCTATGTCTTACTATGTATTTTATAGCACACCCTTCTGGATAAAGCAATTCGTTTTCAACTACAAATTTACTTGGTTGTATTTTATATTTTTGATAGTGTGAACCACCAATTTGTTTATCATATGCTTTAGATGTCATAACCTTTGTCCTCCTTTTTTGCCGCCATTATATATAAGTTTTGTTTTGTACGGGTAACCCCGACATACCAAACCCTTTGTTCCTCATCGTATTTGTCTTGGTCTTTTTCAATTGCTTCTCTTATCTTTTTAGTATTGTCTAAAATAATTAAAACATTATTTGCTTCACCACCCTTAGCTGCATGTATAGTGGATAATTTAATTCTTGGATCTTTAGATAACTTCTCATCGTGACGCAGCATTTCTCTAATATATAAACATTCTTCTGGGTCAGCTTTAAATACTTCGTACCAAAGATCTGTAAAACTAAAACCGAATTCTTTTAAATCATACATACGTTCATCTTTTAATTCTTTATCTAATTCCAGAAATTCAAATAGGTCTTTACATTCAGATAAAGATAATAAGTCACCGTTGGTCCAACGTGAATAATCTTGTACGGATCTATATAATCTGGCCTTATAACTTTTTCTATTTTTTATTTCAAAATATAATCCTCTTTCTCTTAGTTGAGGTACTAAATTCTTAAGTCTATAATTTGTTCGTGCAAGTATTAACCAATCACCCAAATGTAATGGTGCATCTTCTACTGAAGAAATATATTCTACTATTGGAAGTAAAACATCTTCTCTTGGTTTCCAGTTTTTTTTAACTCTTCTATGATCCGGTATTCTATTTAAAATATTATTAGCTATTGCCTGCACCGCTCCCGGTACTCTGTATGATTGTGGCAGAATAATGTCTTTTGCCGGTTCATCTTGAAATCGTTTAACATCTGCACCCGCCCAACCATAAATTGCTTGATCATCATCACCTGCAAGTATAATATGTTTAGAGTTTTTCTTTAATATATCGTACATTCTCCACTGTATTGGCGATAAATCCTGTGCTTCATCTATAAAAACTACGTCATATTTTGGACACAATTTGGACACATTAAATCTTTCGATCATATCTGTAAAATCAACCAGATCATAAGCCTTTTTATAGTTATTTACCTCATCATTCAGTATTTTTAACTGGTGTTTATCTATATCCTCTGAGTATAAATCTGTATTATATTCTTCTTCGACTGTGTTCTCTTTAATTCTTGCTGCATTAATAATGTTAAAATATTCACTATCTGAATCCACAAAACCTGTTTTATCTTCTCCATTAGAAAATATATTAACTTCTATACCTAACTTTCTACCAATGTCCTCGTAGTGTTCGTCTTGCATTACATTACTTTTTTTCATACCCAACAGAGTAAAAGCTAGTGAGTGTAGAGTTCTAAAATATTTTAAATCTTTTTGAGAGTATTTTGGAAAAGCCTTTAACATTCTGTCAATAGATTCTTCTGCTGCCTTCGTTGTAAAAGCAAAGTAACCTATTTTATCTATGGGTGTACCAAACCTAATCAAAGTTTTTACATAGTTAATTAGTCTAGTTGTTTTCCCTGTTCCCGGAGGCCCGTATATTTTTCTAGTGCTCATTAATTTGGTTTCTTTTCATAATCTTCATACTCTTTAATTAATCTTGCTGATGGGTGGTATACTTCAACATGACAATGACAATTCGGACAGGATAGATTACTTACAATATCATAATCCTCATTATCTTCCGTATCGTGATCGCCTCCCCATATTAACTCAACTTGACAGTGCCAACAGTTCATTACATTATCTCCGTATTATGTTTTAACATTGTGTGATTAATTTTTATATCTTCAAAACCTTTAATACCAATTCTCACAACATTTTTAGTGGGTGTATTGTACTTACCTTTTTCTGTGGTAGGAAATCTTTTTTGTTCTAAAAATTCTATATCACATTTCTCATAATTTGTTCTCATCATAACCCCAGTTTTATCTTCAGAGTGTTTCCAATTCTTAGCCTTAAGTTTGTCATAAAACTTTTCAAATCTAAAATAAGCAAAACCCTCTTCAATTAATACAGTACCTGATTTAAATGAAGCATCATTCATAGCTTTAGGTCCATTTATTTTTGCATGGATTACATCATGTAATTTTTCTTTGGGTGAGGTCCCTACTGGAGGATTGATTATTGTCTGTGTACCAAACAAAGCCTCTAAAACAGTTTGATCCTCTGCTGCTTTTATTATCGGTGGTGGAAACCCCGCAGCTCTTGCTATAGAATTTCTACGTTTACGTTGATCTGTAATGTGTTCAATAGATTTACAATGTACTGTTGCAGCTTCTTCTCCATCTGGTTTAGTGACATCAAATTCATATTCTGGTTCTGGATCAAGATCTATTTTTCTTAAATTAGATAATACAGGATATGATCCTTTCGATCCTGCAAGGATACCAAATTTTTTTTTAACACATAAACCTTTTTTACAATGATCATTAAGAGGACTTTGAGTACAGGTATAACCTTTTTCCGATTTAGCCCATGATCTTACCTTGGAGTTTAAAGTTTGAGTATCCCAAGCATTTGCATGTACTGGTTCAAAATATTTTACAGGTGCATTCTTTACTTTTTGTTCCCATGTATCTGGATACTTCATCTTTACAAACACATGATAATTATACATAAATCGGTCCTTGCCATCAAACCCAGGATTCTTCATTATCTTGCTAAGATGTGCTAGACATGGTGGTCCATCGTCAAACTCTGCATCAACACCTTCTAAATCTTTTTGTTCTATACCCACTGTTATTGTTTTTAAATTTTCTGGTGTAGTAATATTACTATCTACAACTGCTAGGAATTGATCAAATGTAAAAGATGTACCATCTACATTTATTGCAACTCTTTCAGATTTTTTAAAATAAGGTAGATTAATAAAGTTACCTTTATTTAATTGTCCGGTCTCGTTATCTTTTGTTAGTGTGGTTTGTTTAGGAAATATTTCACAATCTGGTTTTAATTTAAATAATGGTAATAGATTACTTAAAAAAGATCTAATCAATACTGCTGGAACAAACTCAGACATAAATAAGTATAAATGAAGTCCACCACTTTTAGATAGTATGGGTATTAAGGGTAGATTATAATTTTGGATTATATCTATAAAAAATTTCTTATCAAAGTTAGTGTAGTTTTTTGGATCTATATCCACCACACCAAACCTTGCGTTTGAATTTTCATTGCAGGGTTGAACCCCTATCGATTGAGTTCCTGATAAATGATTTCTATAAACTTGTTCTGTAAGTTCTTCATCATTCCATCTATAATCTGGTTTTTGCTTTCCGCTTTCTGGGTCAACCTTTAATGTAGACATATCTGCTACACCATAAGCCATATGATACCCTTGAAAATATTTTATATACTTCTCACTCATAATTTTTCTTTCTAAGTGGACCGTTCAGTCTCCCTCCCGGTCCACATTGTGTACACATACCCCTAAGGGATTATATAATACTTGAGTCTTCTTTTGGTTTATCTTCACCATGCTTAACCTTTACAGCACCCTTATCGATGTTTGCTGAAAATTCTTTAGCTTGGTTATAATCGCTACCATTAGTGACTGGACCTAATTTACTAACTTCCCAACCAAACCAATTTCCTTTATCATTAGACATTGGCACAGTTTTTAGCTTGTAAATGTGGCTGTAAGATGACGGAGTATATAAACCGTTTTTACCTTTCAGTTTGATACCACTGATCATTGAGTTCCACTTCCTACTAATCTTCAATTGAGTACGAGTCATAGAAATCAACGCTGTTGATGGAGTATCCCCAGTGATCATTACAAAATGAGACGCAGTTTTTTCAATGTAATTACCGTTAGGTAATCTATCTCTATAACTAGCATCTGGTTTTGTTGATGACATGATATCAGATGAAGCGTGGTGTACCATTACTGGTGCTCCAGGTCCTTCTCCTCTATCTTTCCATTCAACATACTCGAGTTTATATAAAGCAGGAATAACATCTATTCCTTTTACGCCATCATATAATTCTCCAGTCACTGAATTGAAAATCATTCCAGGTTCTGCTCCTTCTACATATTTACCATCTCTCTTATTTACTTGAGGAGATAATTGTACGAGTACTTTAAGAAAAGGTAATGCTAAGTCTTCTTGACCTACTTCACCTATTCCTTTTCCTGCGTCTTCTTCAAACATAACTTCTGCTGGAAGGCCGGCTGTTTCTTTTTTTGCTACTTGGTTCATGGTTATTTATTCCTTGTTATTTTTGTTCTGTTGCTTGTGAACAGGTTAAATAGATCAGAGGGCATATCAAGTCCATTTTCGATACGCTCTCTAACCAATGCTTTAAGAGTCATAGGTTCAACCTTAAGTTTTTGGACTGGTTCATAACCTTGACCTTGCGCAAGGACAGCATATTGCTGTGCCTTGTTATCTTCGGAACGGCCAAAAGCAACGGTTATCTCATTTTTGATAAGATCACCTAGTCCATTCTCACGAAGCCATGTGTAAGCATCTTCCCGCTTGTCAACTGGGATAGACGCTCCATAGACGGGTTTAACTTCAACTGAAGTACCGTCCGATAATTTTAATGTAGATATATTCATTTCCTGCATCATGGTAGGTATTACCTCCCCAGAAACTAAATCTACTTTTCTTTTTAATTCTTTTGTTTCTTTTTCTTTATCTAAAAGTTCTTCCTCTAACTTTTGTAGTTTTACTACTTGTTCAGCCAAACTACCGGCTTCATTTACTGAGTCTAGATCTTCTCTTTTATCCTGCTCAAAATTTATATTACTCATCGTTTACTTTTCCTTTCTCGTGGAGGTTAATTGAAATTGGATAATACATTCTATCTTGCTTGTCCCATTTTAATAAATTGTATTTTCCACCTGTCATGTCAGAAACAATAGAGCAAGCTACACCTATAATTGCAGGATCGCCTGTAAGTAATAAATAATCCTCTGGAGTGTAACCCCTTAAAAGATTTCTAAGTTTAAAAATTAATGGTCCTGGTGAAAATA